AAATTTAATTGAGAAAAAAAACCAAAAAATTCCTCTATTGGCGGCCGATGAACAAGTTAAAACTTACATTGCCCTGCTCCCATACGTTTATCCAAAGCTCACCGCAATAGATCATTCAGGAACAATAACAACCAACCAATCGGGCTCTATCCAAGTTAGATTATCGGAAGATGAACTAAAGGCCGAACTAAACGAAAACCTTAAAAAATTAAAGATGCTAGATGAATGAACCACTCATTAAAGCAGTCAAATTCTCAAGAGCACTGCGTATTGAGCGAGCAAGAAAAGAGCTCCTCGCATTCACAGTCCTCACAAAACCTGACTACCAGGTCAGTTGGCACCACAGAAAACTCTCTGCCAAGCTTGATGCTTTCGCCCGAGGAGACATCAAGTTTCTCATGGTATTCATGCCCCCACGGCATGGTAAGCTGTGCAGCGTGGATACCCCAATAATGACGCCAAACGGACTCACAACTCACGGCAATATCAAAAAGGGGGATTATGTTTTTCATCCCAGCGGAAAACCCATAAAGGTATTAGCTAAAAGCAGCCCCATTAAATCAAACGCCAAGATTTATTTCTCAGATAGTTCGATAATTGAATGTCATTTAAATCATGAATGGACTGTTTTTGATCGGAGTTACGGTAGAGAGTTTACCTATGAAACCCACCATTTTTTAAAGAAAACAAAATTTGGAAAAAAGATGAATTGTTTTTCTGGTGGAAGATCGAAATATCAATTACCTGAAATTTCAGCCCTTGAGTTTAAAGAAGCTGTTTTGCCAATGCATCCTTATGTATTGGGCGCATGGCTTGGAGATGGTACATCTAAAGCTCCTAGAATTACTCATGCACCTTCGGACAATGCGGTTATAAGTAAAATAGTTTCTTTAGGATTCAAAGTATCAAGCATAACCGTTCACCCAAAGTCAGGATGTTTAACCACAGCCTTTGCTGGAACAAGGAACAATGCTGGCCCCATGAGTGCTTCTCTGAAAAATCTTGATTTAATAAAAAATAAACATATTCCACAAAAATATAAATTATCTTCAATTGAGCAGCGTTTAGAACTCATAGCCGGTCTTATTGATACAGATGGGCATGTAGAGCCAAAAACAGGTCGAGTTAGAATAGTAACTGTCTCTAAAAAACTAGCCGATGATATCTCTGATGTCGCTACAACTCTTGGATGGCATCCATATGTAACAATTCAAGAACCATCTCTTTCGAGTAGTGGGATACAGGGAAGAAAGTCTGTTTACACGGTAGGATTTCAACCTGACAGAGAAATACCAGTGGCCTTAGATCGGAAAAAAATTAAGCGATTTGCTAAACGTAGACGAATAGGGATAGTGAAAGTCGAAGAAACAACAGATGGTAAATTAGGCCATTGCATTCAGGTGGATTCCCCAGATGGGCTATATCTTGTGGGAGAAAAACTTATCCCTACACACAATTCTGAGCTTGTTTCTCGCCGACTCCCCGCATTCCTCCACGGACTCTACCCAGACTGCGAAATCATGGCGGCTTCTTACCTGGATACGTTGGCTTCTGACATGACCATTGACGTTCAAAACATCATCGATAGTCCACTTTATAAGGAGGTTTTTCCTGAAACATCTATTTACCCGCCAGGGACCAGCTACACTAAAGGAACAAGAAACTCTTCCGAGCATCACATTATCGGTCGAAGAGGTAAATATCGCGGCCAAGGTGTCGGAGGTTCTTTCACTGGAAAAGGGGCCAATTTCATCATTATCGATGACCCGATTAAAGGACGGGAAATTGCAGATTCAGTTGCATTTCGAGAACGACTCTGGAACTTCTACAACAACGATTTATTCTCACGGCTCGAGACCAATCTTGAAACGGGAAGACAAGGGCAAATCCTAATCACTCAGACGCGCTGGCACGAAGATGATCTCTCGGGACGCCTCCTTGAACTAATGGCAAAAGATAAAAACTCGATTCAATGGGAGATTTTATCCTATCCAGCAATTAGGTGTGATATGGACACCGAGTCCGATACTAGAAAAATTGGCGAGCCGCTTTGGCCTGAGAAATACAACATTGATCAGCTAAATCAAATCAAAGCCAGCATCGGTCCGCGCGCATGGGGATCTCTTTATCAGCAATCACCAGTCCCAGATGGCGGCGGTTTATTTAAAGATGAGATGTTTGGCTTCTGCGACGTGAGCATTAAAGACGTTAGCTATTCATTCATTATGGCTGATACGGCCTACAAAGAAAAACAAGAGAATGATTTCACTGTCTTTACACTCTTCGGCGTTAAAGAAGAACAGCTCTTTGTCGTCGATGTGTTACGGGCACAAATAAAGGCCTCGGATATCGAATCAGCATTTGAGCCATTCGTTAGAAAATACTGTAGAACTTATGGATATCGTGGAACTTATATTGAGCCAAAGGGTCATGGGATTTACCTAAATCAAGCTTGGGCCAAGAAGGGTCTCATGATTCCAGGCGATACAGATATCGAGGAATTCTACAAGGACAGGCGCTTTGATAAAGTTGAGCGAGCTAATAACGTTGTTCCGCATCTTGCTAATCGTAAGGTTTACTTCAATAATCTTATTGGGAACAAGGAAGACTTAGTTGCGGAATGCTTAACATTTCCAAAGGGCAAGCATGATGATTTCCTAGATACTTTAGTTGATGGCCTAAAAATGGCTTATGGGCGATCAATATCGATGTTTGATGTTTACTAACTAGTTTCAGGGGGATAACAGGTGGGCAAAAAAGTTACAAAGAAGAGCTCTATTAAAAATGTTTCACGTGGAACAAAAAAGGTAGAGAACGCAAGCGCAAATGAATTCATAGGGTTCGGTCAGCCTCCAAAGGGAGGCTTAGCTGGCATTCCAGGCGGCCAAACATTTCAACCTGTTGAAGACACCACAACAATGTTTACCAACCTTCGTTGGTATCTCATATCAAACTTCCGCCAAGTCCTCTCTCAAGGTTATGTGGAGCTAGGACTAATACAAACCATTGTGAACGTTCCAATTGACGATGGATTGCGGGGCGGAGTTTTGCTTAAATCCAGACAATTAGATGAAAGCCAAATCAGGGAACTCCAAATATCACTCGACCGTGACGACGATATCAATACATGCGGATGGGCAGCAAAGTGGAATAGATTATACGGGGGTGCTGGAATTCTTATACTCACAGATGATCAAGACCCCGAAGAACCATTCGACATCTCAAAAATCACGAAAGAGACGGACTTAGAGTTTCGCGCTGTAGATATGTGGGAGCTGTTCTGGGATAAACAGAACACCGAAGGATATGACCCGCAAATCCAAGCGCAGGATTTTGAGTTCTACAGCTATTACTCAGAAAACATTCATAAATCGCGAGTCATGCGTCTTAAGTCCATTCAAGCTCCAAGCTTTATTCGTCCACGCTTAAGGGGTTGGGGAGTTTCGGTTGTTGAGGCGCTAGTTCGCTCCATCAATCAATACCTAAAAGCAACAGACCTTGGCTTTGAAGTGCTCGATGAATTTAAGATCGATTACTATAAGCTAAAAAACCTAGCCAGTTCTCTTCTCTCCCCTAATGGTTTCGAGAAAACAGCTAGACGAATTCAGAATATGAATCTGCAAAAGAACTATAACCATGCCGTTGTAATGGATACCGAGGATGATTTCATCCAAAAGCAGTTGTCCTTTGCGGGCTTGGCTGAGGCAATGGACGGTATTCGTATGCAGGTCGCGGCCGACATGAGGATGCCCATAACAAAGCTCTTCGGGACTTCGGTTAGCAAGGGATTCGCAACAGATCAAAACGACATGGAAAACTACAATTCCATGGTCGAATCTGAGGTAAGAAACAAACTCAAATACGACATTCTTCGAATATGCGAAATTAAATGCCAAAAACTCTTTGGCTTTATTCCAGATGACATGGAGCTTGAATTCAAACCGCTTCGTGAGCTTAGTGCCATTGACCAAGAAACCGTTCGCACTCAGAAGTTCGCAAGACTTCAAAGTGCGGCTGATACGGGACGCATTTCCCTTCAAGAATATCGAGATGCAGCTAACAAGGGTAATCTCTTTGATATTCAACTCGATACCACAGAAGACGGTATTGATATTGGTGACAACGAAGAAACTGAAGTCGCAGGCGAGGAAGAATCTCGTGATCCGGAAAAGGATTTAGACGTCGAAGATCCGGGAGCCAATCGATTTGATACTAGGAAGGTTCGAGGCGGTATTGATCTCGAGCCACAAGCTCCAGGGGCAAAAGAAATGAAACCAGGTAAAGAGGGGAAGGATAAATGAGAAAAGGACCATTAAAGGGGCGAAGTCTTAATTCAAAAAAAGACAAAAACAGTAATCGCGGTTGGGAAGAGGTCAAATCTAAAAAGGATCGTGTAAAAGCAAAAAAAGAAAAGAACAAAATCTACAAGGCTTCAAGATTCGGGGGAATCAAATGAACGACATGGGGAATTGGATGCCGGGGATGACGCTAGAGATGGTCGAGAAAATGACAATTCAGGCCGCTTTTCATTATTTTCGTGGAAACAAGACACAGACATCAATTGCCCTTGGATGTTCAGTTAGAACACTTGATACTAAATTGGAGAAATATGAAGCCGACCGAGAACTTGAACGAATCAGATATGAACAAGACAAACGTGAGCGAGCAAACACCCTCCAGCGCTTGCGCGGAATCCATCCCACCGAAGCCGTTGAATCGTCGCGGTCAAGCCTTTACCATGCCGATTCCGGGGTTCACCTGGAATCCCCTACTTTCACTGGAAAGGAACCGGCCGTGTCCGTGCCTGAGCGGCCGCAAGTTCAAGAAATGTTGTCTAATGAAGCTTCCGCGGGCAGTCCCGGAAAAGGAAGCAGCAAGATTCCGCGCTCTAATAAGAATGGATAAGGTTGTTTTCAACACTTTGGAAAACGATTCTGTTTTAAAGGAATTAGGATATGAATTACCAAAGCCTAAAGAATCCAATGAAAAACTCCCAGACCCTAGTTGAGCTTCCATCAATAAAGGAAACGACGGAGGATTATGAAGCGCTCGAAAGCTACATCAAAAAGATATTCAAGAAAGAAATCTATATCCCCCTTATTAGTGAATTTGGTGGAAATAGTAGGGTCATTAAGAACTCGGCAGAAACCTTATTATCTGCAATACAAAGTGGGAGAATACAGTTTTATCGTGGCGTGTTCTCAGGCGAGTTCAACTCGGAAATCTCAAAAGAGTTAAAAAAGCTTGGCGCTACATGGGATAGGTCTAAAAAGGCATGGAAGCTACCATCGGCTGATTTACCGCTTGATGTTCGCATGGCCATCTCAGCCTCAGCCTCCCAGTTTCAGAGAAAGCTTGAAAAAATAGATAGAATTTTGGCGGCCATAAGCCCAGAAGAGTTAGCCGGATCAATGCAAATGACCAGGTTCTTTGATTCAGCTTTATGGAAGGTTGAAAAGTCCTTAAAAAAATCCATGAAGAATCTTGTTGTTCAACCTGAGCTAACAAAGGAACAAAGACAACGTATCGCTGATGAATGGCAAAACAACATGAAGCTTTGGATTCATGATTTCACCGAAAAAGAAATAAAAGAACTTCGAGGTAAGATCCAAAAGACCATATTCGCCGGCAATCGATACGAATCAGCCATTAAGACAATTCAAAAATCCTATCAAGTTTCAGCCAATAAAGCCAAGTTCTTAGCCAGACAAGAAACGATGCTTTTGATGACTAAGTTCAAGGAAACAAGATACCAAGATGCAGGCGTTAACGAATACAAATGGCGCTGTGTAAAAGGAACCCCGCTTCATCCAGTTCGTCCCATGCACAAGGCGCTTAATGACAGGTCCGAGAAGGGTGAGATATTTCGATTCGATCAACCACCTGTTGATGATCCAAAAGGCGGAAGACATAACCCCTCACAAAATTATAATTGCTTACCTGGCAACACAGTCGTGAGTTTCGACCAACCTGTATTGAAGATATTTAAACGTAGATACACGGGAAAAACGGCCATACTTGTCACGGACGACAATGTGGTCATTGAGACGACAGGAAATCATCCTATATTGACGAACTCCGGCTGGCGTCCCGCCAATGAGGTCAATCTCGGTGATTATCTTTTCAAGCGCGTAGGGGAAAGCATCGATATCAAAAAGATGAATGGCCAATATGTGGAAGCCGGCATTGAGGATATATTTAGTGCGCTTTCTATTTGTTCTCCAATAATGGTTGACAGACTTTCCAGTTCTGATTTCCACGGCGATGTCATTGAAGACAAGCAAGTCGACATTATAAGTCCCAATCGCGAATTGATTCTTAACGGGATAACCGAGCTTTATGAAATGTTCGAAGAATTCCTTTTCAAGGGGACCTTCTCTTCTCGAACAAGATTTAGCTCTTTTGATAAGACTACTACGACGTGGGGGCTTGCCTCTGACAGCTTCATTGGCTTTTTTAACGAGCTTACGCTTTTCCTTCAAAGACATTCTCCCGAATCTAAGTGTATTAGCCTCCGAGCCAGATCTCTTCTTGATCCCACAAAGCTTAAGCCATCTGGAAATAGTACTCCGTTTAACTCTATATTTTTTAGCGACGGCAAGTTCACTCATCCCAAACTTGTAATCCTTAATAGCGTGATGATTAATGGGTGTTGTATTCCAGGAAACGAATCTACCGACTCTTTCGATAGAGACTCCCCTTTCTCTAAGGCGCTCGCTGAGCAAGTCGGGATTGACTTTAAGTCTGCGTCCGATTTCAGCAATAGTGCGCTTGGAGCCTCGATAAAGCCTCTCCGCATCATCGATAAGAGTTTCAGGGATTTTAGCGGTCACGTTTACAACCTCCAAACTGGTATGAATTGGTATTATGCTAATAGCCTAGTAATGGCAAATTGTCGCTGCACGGCCGTTCCTGTTGTGCGATTCAAAAAGTAACGCAAAATCTTCCGGCAGTAATGTAGCGACAATTTTACCTATTGAATTAATTTAGATTTCCTTCACACTGAAAGTTCGGTGGGGCAAGTTAACAATTCGCACGGACAGATATTCTACGGGATGCATTTTGTCCCAGGCGTCGCCGAATACGGTGAGCCCGGTAAAGACGCATTCAGAATTTTCATCAACGAAGATACCATCCGTAAAATGAACCCGAGCTTTGCCGGTCGCCCTATCTTTGTTGAGCACGTCGATGAAGTAGATCCGAATCTTTCAGACCTTCGAAAAGAGGCCGATGGCTGGGTTGTCGATAGTTTCTACAACGCTGCCGACGGTAAAACCTGGGCAAAATTTATTGTTGTAAGTGAGATTGGCTTAAGCGCGATCCGTCGCGGATGGAAGCTTTCAAACGCTTATGTGCCCAAGTCTTTTGGCGATGGCGGTCTTTGGAATGGCGTCTCTTACCAAAAGGAAGTTACCTCTGCTGAGTTTGAACATTTAGCAATCGTATCTAATCCTCGTTACGAAGAATCAGTCATCATGAGTCCTGATCAATTCAAGGCTTATAACGAAGAAAAAACCACCGAATTAAAAAAGTTTGCAAACTCAAAAAAAGGAGAAACAAAAATGGGATTTAGCATCTTCAAGAAACAGAAAGTTGAGAACTCTCTCGACTTGGAAGGGTTGGTAGTTGAACTGCCAAAGTCCAAGAAAGAACTTTCGCTCACCAAAGTCATTAATGATTATGACACCATTCTTAACATGAACGGCTACGCCAACGGCGACCACATGGTTAAGTGTGGGAACGATGAAATGTCAGTCAATGACCTTGTTAAAAAGCACATGGAAGCCTGCAATGAACTCGAAAAAATGAAGTCTGCCAAGTCCATGGAAGGCGGCGAGCCCGGAAAAGGAGCTGACGATGATGATCCGGCTGCGAAAAATAGTGAAGAATCTTTGGATGAAGATCTCGGGGAAGTCGGAAGTCGTGGTGGTGACAAGCATCTATCCAATGAAGAAGAAGGCGATTCGGGCGACGAAGGTAAAGACAAAGATAAAAAAGACAAGATGAAAAATGCCCGTGAAAAGGCAAAAGCTGTGAAAAACGCTCCATTCAAAATGTTTGAAGATGCGGTGCCCTCAGTTGAACTCTCAATGGACCAAGTAGCTCGCGGGAAAGCCCGTTACGGCTCGGGCCAATAAGAAAGGAAAGGAATTAAAAAATGGCTTTAACAGCAGGCGTATTATCAAAAGTTCTTATCGGCCAAAGCACGGCCGTCCTGGCATCCACCGCTGCAAGCGGTGGAACAGGTCCCTATACCCAACAATGGTATAGCTCAACGGTTACTGGGTTTACCCCCGGTTCGAGTAACTTAATCCCCGGCGCAACTGGACTCTCTTTGAGTCAATCAGGCCTTATTCCGGGAGTCACCAATTATTATGTGGTGGTTTATACCGACGTGGGAGCAAGTACGACGATTAACTCAGCTCAACTTACGGTAGCTCAAGAACCTTCTCTTTCTCAAAACCAATTTGCGCAATCGCCCCTCGTCGGTGTTGTCGATCTTAAAGTCGGCCCCACGAACGTTGTAGCTGCGCAAGTTGACGTAAGTGTGAGTTCACAGATTTATCCGGGACAATCCGTAAAAATTGTTCCGAACACGGTCGGCGGAATTCTCAGAGTTGCTCCTTGTGCTGCTAACTCTGATGCATGTATCGGTTTTGCGATTTTCAACATCAAAGACATTCAATATGCCAACGGGCTTGCAAGCTCTGGGCAAAATTTGGAAGTAGCTCTTTGGGGCTCTGTGATTTGGTGTTACGCAACTGGGGCTATCACTCAAGGTCAGCGCGCTTGTCTTGATGTTAGCTATGTCGGCGGCGTTCAAGCTACAGGAAATTCTGCAACGGTTGTCGGTATGGCTTTTGACGGTGCTGCAAGTGCCGGTCTTATCCGAGTCATGTTGTTACCTAACGGCGCTTACGCAACAGCTTAATAGAGAAGGGGAGATAAAATTTAAATGAGAAAGCAACCCGTAATTACAAACTCTAAGGGCGCACCAATCGTCCTTAACGAAAGAGAAGCCCATGTGGCTAACTATTGGGAACGTCATATCAAGAACTCTCTTGGATATGAAGTTGCCATCACAACCCTGACCCAAATCGTTAAGAAAGTCTCCGAGCAAAAGCTCTACCAAATTGCTCCGGCTGACTATCTTCCGATCAGGGTTGGTGAAGGAACCTGGAGTTCTAACCTGACCACGTTCCGTAGCTATGACATCGCTGACGAATTCGAAAGCGGTATCATCAACTCAGGCGATTCGAACACGCGTCTTAGCGTGGGTGATGCCGGTGTTGATGCTCTGAACATCAAGGTCAACAACTGGGCTAAAAACTGCGGTTGGTCGATCTTTGCTCTGGAGCAAGCTGCTAAATCAGGAAACTGGGATCTTGTTTCGGCTAAAGAAAAAACCCGTAAACGTAACTGGGATCTCGGGATTCAGCGTGTGGCATTCCTCGGCGCTCGTGGTCAAAACGCATCAAACGGTTCTTGCCTTGGTCTCTTAAACCAAGCTGGAATCACTTTCGATACCACTTTGATCACCGCTCCGTTGTCAGGCCTTGCTCCTACAAACCTTTCGACCTTCCAACAACTAGCGATTCAGCGCTATCGGGCTAACTGTAGCTATACGTCTTTCCCGACCCACTTTATCGTTCCGGAATCGGACTACAACGGCATGGCAGCGCAAGCTTCGGCTACCTTCCCGATGAAATCGATTTTGGAACTTTTGGAAGAAGGTTTCCAAATCATCACCAGGAACAAGAACTTTAAGATCTTGCCCCTTGTGTATGCTCAAGCTGCAAATGCAGGTGGATCGCTGCCCTCACAAGCTGCGACCCAAATGTATGCGTTCTTGAACTATGATGAAGAATCGCTTCGCATGGATATTCCGCTCGATTACACGAATACCCTCGCGAACAGCTTGGATAACTTTATGTTCCAGAACGCTGGTTATGGCCAATTCACCGGCGTCTTGGCATATCGTCCGGCAGAATTGTATTATGCGGGCTTTTAACTAAGGGAAGGGACTTAAGAGGCTGGGAGAGATCTCAGCCTCGCCCTTCGGCAATTATTGCGAAGATCTCGGCAATGAACACAGCCGCGTTTCGCTTTGGAGGGACCATGAAAATAAGTATTTTCCGGCGTGAATTCATGGCCGTTAATACAATGGGTTCTTCTAGTGTTGATGCCAGAACGGGAGTCACTTCGTTTGTTGTTCTCAGCATGAGAAACGGCCTCAAGATGACTGGGCTTTACGCAAAGATTGTTTTTGCACGTGTGGTCAACTTCAAAGCCTCCGGGTATAGGACCATTGAAAAACTCATAAGAAAATCTGTGAGCGTAGCCATTTTTAGAATTAAACCTAAAATAGCCGTATCTTCCTTTTTTGTTTCGCCCACCGGCTGTAGCTCCAATCCAAAGCCAGCAATCTTTTTTGCCAGTAACTTTAACCTTAAGCCAAAATCTTTCTATTTCACTCATGATTTTGGAGCATATACTAGTAACCGGGGTAAAGCAATATGTATGTAGCCCCCACCATAGCTCAATTTCAAACTCAGTTCATTAGGGATTTCCCGTATGGGACAGATCCCAATGTTTCTATTTTGGATGCTGACATCATCAATGCGTTCAATCTCACAGACATTACAATCAATCCTAATTTATGGTGTGATCAAAGCTCCTACCAAATAGCTTATGGATATCTTGCGGCCCACTTTTTAGTTTTAAATCTTCGCGCAAGCTCGCAAGGTTTGAATGGTCAGTACAATTTTCTCCAAAACAGTAAGAGCGTTAATGGAGTTTCAGAAGCTTTTACCATCCCTCAAAGAGTTATAGATAATCCTCTTTTCTCACAATATTTCAAAACAAATTATGGCAGCCAATACATGCACCTAGTTTGGCCGCTCATAGTCGGCCCTTCCATGTCCGTATGGGGAAGGACGAAAAGTTAATGGCTGATACCGTTGAACTAAAAACAAAGGGGCTTGATCAATTCATTAAATCCCTCAAGGGAAAGCTCCCCACTGTTCGCGTTGGTATTTTAGGTTCTCATGATGCGCGCCGAGGCGGAGTGAACGGTAATGCCGAGATCGGTGCAAAACATGAGTTTGGCGGAGATGGGATGCCTATCCGTTCGTTCTTAAGAGTTCCTATTTCAGAAAACATTGGTTCTTATTTAGAGAATTACGGAGCTTTTGATGAGGATAACCTCAAAAAAGTCATCAACGAAGGCAAGCTTAGCGTTTGGATGAAGCAAATTGGCATCGTCGCGGAGAAAATCGTTGGGGATGCCTTTTCAAATGGTGGGTTTGGTAAATGGCCAGGATGGAAGGGTAATTACAAATCAAACACCGGATTGATCCTTGTTGATACCACGCAACTTCGAAACAGCATAACCAGTGAGGTTCACGATGGCTAACACCGGCACGATTGCTAATGCTGCGAATCTCCCGCTGTTTGCTAAATCAGGAACAACGCCTGACGTGAGCGGCGCGCTGCAAAGCTATTACCAATCTCTCACATTTGAGCCTCTTGTTAAAACCGTCACTGGTTTTCAAGTGGTTGAGACAGCCAATCCTATTAACTTTTGGGGCAATGTTCAGCCATATAATCAAAGACAGCTTATTCTTTTGCCGGTTGGACAAAGGGCTTGGACATGGATTTCCATATTTTGCGATCCTGTTGTCACGCTTCAGGTAGATGACGTGGTGCTTTTTAAAAACAAGCAGACCAGAGTAATGGCGCGTCAGGATAACGCACTTTATGGTTTTATCAGACTAGATTGTGTTCAAGATTGGCTTGGGAGCGGCACATGACAACTCTCGCGCTTTCCCAATCTAAAACAGCAGTTGGAGCTAATATTACGGCATCGTTTTTGGCGACGGGAGGGACGTCGCCTTATACGTATTCCGTTCGCAGTGGGGGTGCCGGAGGAACAATCAATAGCTCAACTGGGCTCTACACGGCACCCCCTGCGGTTAGTCCAAATCCTTTACAGCTTTATGACACTATCCAAGTGGCAGATAATGCCAGCCCTAAGAATATCGCAACGGCCCAAATCTTTGTTGGAACTCCACTTCTTCTTTTCTGTGACATCATTCAAAATCAAATGGGGCTTGATAACAACCACATTTATCTTTGGGAACAAAAGCTTTTCCAACCAACCGACTCTAGCCTTTATGTGGCTGTCTCGGTTCTCTCATGTAAGCCGTTTGGGAATACGAACTATTTTAACGGTTCAACTCAGCAATCGATTCAATCGGTGAATATGTATGCCCAGCTTCAATTAGACATTATCTCCAGGGGACCTGCGGCCAGGGATCAAAAAGAACTTGTGATTATGGCTCTTAACTCTAACTATTCACAAAGCCAACAACAAGGGAACGGCTTCTTTATAGGCGAGCTTCCTCCCGGATCTCATTTTGTAAACTTATCAAACATAGATGGGGCAGCGATTCCATATCGATTCGCGATCTCTGTGGCCATGCAATATTTCGTCCAAAAGATTACGGCTGTTCCGTATTTCAGTTCTTTCCCAACACCAACGGTGATCACAAATGCCTAACGGAGGATTTTAAATGGCTAACTTACCCTTTTCAGAAGTAGTAACGGTATCGGTCGCACAAGCGCCGGTCGGTGCTGCCGAATACAACACTAGCAACATTGCTATTTTTTCAAATGAAGTTTATCAAAGTAGCTTTGGAAGCCTTGGATATCAAATCTATCTCTCTCCACAACAAGTTGGGATTGATTTCGGCACCAATTCCAATACCTATCAAATGGCAGTGGCGATTTTCTCCCAACAACCAAATATTCTTCTTAATGGAGGATACCTGGTCGTTATTCCATTTGTTAATGCGGTTCAAACTTTGGCCCTTTCTGGAGTTGCGGCGAGCGGGACTTTTGAACTGACTCTTGGGGGGAATACTTCGGCCGCTATCAACTGGAACGATTCGGCTTCTGTTATTCAAGGAAAGCTTGTAGCTGCCTGGACTCAAGTGCCGGGAGTGGTTGTTTCTGGTTCAATTGCATCTGAATCTCTTGTGATTAGCCTGGATGGTCTATATGGACCTCAAAGTTTAATTACTGTGAGTGCAAATTCGCTCGAAACATCGGGTTCTGTTGCGATTACCGTAACTCCTTCGACGACAACCGCCGGTGAAACGCTAACCGGAGCAATCAATAGAAGCCAAGGACTTGTTCAATACTTCGGTATCATGGGAACCTTGATCTTTGATCAGGCCGACACGCTTGCCGCTGCCGCTGTCATCCAAACAATCAATGCCATTGGATTCTTTGGCTCACGCACTGAAGCGGATATTGAACCAGGAGGCACGCTTGATCTCCTAAGAAGTGGAACCCTTACACAGAGTCGAGGCCTCTATTATGGGGGTTCAACTGATTTGTCGGTCCTTCAGTTTATGGCAGCTTATGCGGGCCGTGGTTTGTCAGTTGTTTTCTCAGCATCACTGACAACTCTGACCATGAATTTGAAACAACTCTCAGGCATTCAACCTGACCCATCCATGACTCCTGCGATTAAAGCTCTGGCAGAAGCTGCCGGAGCCGATATCTATGCAAGCCTTAATGGAACGCCTGGGGTTATTTCCTTTGGAGCTAATGATTATTTCGATGATCAATACAATATCCAATGGTTTGTGGGAGCGCTTCAAATCGCTCTTTTTAATCTCTTACAGGCAACCTCAACCAAGATTGCACAGACCGAGAATGGCATGTATCAGCTTAAAAACGCGGCTCGCCAAGTGTGCGAACAGGCTGTTTCAAACGGATTCCTGGCTCCGGGGAGCTGGAACAGTTCTGAATTCTTTGGGAATCAGGCGCTATTTATCTCTAATATTTCGCAACAAGGTTACTACATTTATTCGAGTCCCATTTCTGAACAGTCCGAGAGTATCCGAATTGCTAGAGAAGCCCCGTTAATCCAAGTCGCAGTTAAATATGCAGGAGCCATCCAAACGGCATCGCTCCTTGTGATCGTGAACCAATGACAAAGATTTGTATGAAATGCAAGTTAGAAAAGTCTAAGGAAGATTTTTATAAACATAAGAGCCATTCCGATGGGCTTTATGATTATTGTAAACCTTGTTGGACTTCCTACCAATATTCTCCAGAGCAAAAACTTAAGACAAACAAGAGAAACATAGAAAGAGGGCACCAAAGTCAAAAAAAATATGAGTGGCTTAGAAATTACAATCTTAAGAAAAAGTATGGAATTACGCTTAATCAGTATAATCAAAAACTTATAGAACAATCTGGAAACTGTGCTCTATGTGAAAAAAATCACAGAGATTGCAAAAATGGATTAGTAGTCGATCACGACCATTCATCCGGGAAAGTAAGAGATTTGCTTTGCGTAAGCTGCAATCTTTTAATTGGTAATTCTAGGGAAAAATCAGAACTTCTGATAAAGGCCGTTTCTTACCTGGATAAGCACAAAGATAAAAAACTTAAATTAGTGAACCAATAAAGGAGAATGTATGAGTGCTGTAGCATTAACCGGCTCTGATACCGTCATCATCAACAACAGGAACATCGTTGACCTGGCTGATGGGGATTGTGTCACCCTTGAATTTCCAAACGATATCGCCAACGCTAAGATTGGTAAAAACGGTAACGCCATTTACGGGTTAAACCAAATGGGAAACCTGGCTGAGGTTAAACTTAGGGTGATTAGGGGAAGTGCCGATGACAACTTCCTCAATAACCTAATCTCTCAGCAACAAGCCAATTTTGCAGGCACCGTTCTAATGATTGGTGAGTTCATCAAGCAATTAGGCGATGGCGCAGGAAACATCACCTCTGACACTTACATTTTGGCGGGGGGAATTATGCAAAAGCAAATCCCGGCTAAAAGTAACGTTGAGGGCGACACGGAGCAAAGCGTTTCGATCTACATGATGAAGTTCACGTCGGCCCCAAGGGTCTTAACTTAATATGAAGCTTCCTAGTGGAGCGGAACTCCGCATTACTTTGGCTCCCTTTTCGGATGCCAATGCTCTTTTACAGGTAGCTCTTGAAGAACTTAAGAACCTAAAAATGGCCTATTCGACTGAAATCGATACTAATTTTATTAAAGATATAATTTGTGCCGGACTATCATCGAAGAAATTTGAAGCCGCTCTTTGGAAATGTATGGAACGTGCTCTTTATAATAATTTAAAGATCACAGAACAAACATTTGAACCGGCAGAGGCTAGGCAAGATTATTTTATGGTCTGTTTTGAAGTCGCGAAAGAAAACATAGTGCCTTTTACGAAGACCCTTATGCCGTTGTTATCTCAAGTAAGGGAGATACTGGCCAAAAACCCCGCATAAGGGTCGACAATAAGGACTTATTGATTCACTTTCGCCTCGTTAAAGCAGGATATGGGACTTTAAAGGAGGTTGAAGAAATGAATGTTCGCAAAGTTATTCAAGCACTTCATTATGAAGCTTTCTTTAGCGATTATGAAGCATCATATATCGAACTGAATAGGAAAAGAGATTAACCGTGCAGGTTGGGGAATTATTTATCAATCTTAGCATCAAAGGTGCCGATGTTGTTGGTAAAGCTGTCCAGGGAGCCAAAGATGGAATAGGCGGCCTGGCCTCAATGTCGCTTGAAGCAAAGGCGGCCATAGTTGGCATGGGAGTTGCTCTTGAGGAATCTTTACGTATCACGGGTCAAAGAGGAAACGATTTAACAAATTTTAGTAAATCGCTTGGGGTTGCAGTAGAAACAATAGGCGGCCTGGAGAATGAATTTAGAAAACTTTCCGGAGTTGGTAGGGGTGAATTATACCAAACCCTAAGTTCCATACAAAAAGTTCAAGCTGAAATGATCCGAAACAAGAGTATATCTGGAGAAATGCAGCTCTTTGTAAAAAATACACATGCCGATGTTGATCGTTTAAAAACTGATATCCCTTATTTTCTTGAGATGGCTAGAAAGTTCGCTCAGCTACCGGCAGCAAAGACTCGCCCTGGAGTCGTAAAAGACATTCTTGGTCAGATTGGTATAAGTGAAAGTGATGCCATGTATTCGGCATTGGTGTCTGGCAAACACGATCTTACTAAACTTAAACCTGGTAATTCATTAAACGGTCGCCAAGCGGATGAATTAGCTAATAATTATAAAAGACTGTTAGATCTCAAAGATCAAATAGAGAAGTTTACGGCCAAGGAAACTATAAAATTTGGTGGAAGCGCCATCACTGATATAGAGAATACAACATTAGCTATAGAAGATTTGGCCGATGCTTTCTTAGATCTAAACAAACAGCTTCATATCTTTTCAGCCGTTGGGACTGCCATAGAGGGATTCGCAACTATTTTTCACACATTGGCTTCCGATGTTCGAGTTTTATCAGGAAATGGTAAAGCCGGTAATGAATACGATCAAAACACTGGAGCCTTATTAGATGTGATTAAAAAATACACAAGTGGAGAAACATATTTAAGTTATTTGGATCAGGTGAGTCCTTCAAACCTAATTAGTGGTGGTGGTAATTCATCTCATCAAGAAACTCAGAATGTAAACGTTACCAATCATATTTATGGAACTAAGGCCGATGATGCGAGTGTTTTAACTAAGGCTGAACTTGAACGACTTGGATCTAAATTAAAAGGACAAAGGCAGGTTCATTAATGGCTGTAGGAATTAGCAATCTACCTACCGGAGTATCATCGATTACAAGCGGAATTACTTCTGCCGCTAATCTTTTGCTTGTTAGCCCTCAGCAAACCGTTGGATATAAACCTCAACCCCTTCAGGGACAAACTCAACAGCCTGCTCTTGTTTTTCACTATGAAGGTGAACAAACATCAACGATTGATAGCGATATCACCGATCACTATGCGGAAGACAACATAGCCATTCAAGATCAAATATCCCTTAAACCAATCATGGTTACTACCCATGGATTTGTTGGAGAATTAAATGATGTAGCTCCTATAGGACTCCAAACCCTACAACAAGTGGCCCAAAAGCTTGTCACTATAGGGGCCTATACTCCGGGGATATCGGCAACCGCTGCACTTGCTTACAATGAAGCTGCTTTTGCTTATTCAACAGCTCAAAATGCTGCAAATGCCGCCGTTTCTAGCTGGCAAACAATAAATAATATAGGCGGAGGAACGGCCGGAGGGGAGAATGTTATAAATGGAAATGATATTGTAAACAACAATCCCACTATTGGTTTTTTGTCTGGAAGCCAAACTAAACAGCAGTGGTATTACCAAGTATTTTATTCTTATTGGCTAACCCGAACTTTGTTCACCATTCAAACACCATGGGCCATTTTTCAGAATATGGCCATAAAAACACTTAGGGCCGTTCAGGATGCTGAAACAGAGGTAATAACTGATTTTGAATTAACCTTTAAGCAATTAAGATTTGTTAGTTTAAATCCTTCATCTCAAATTACGACATCCGACAATTCCCAAGGACAGCTTCAATATCAAACGCAGCAAGCTATAAACAATGGGACTCAAACTGCAAACACAACTTCGGCCACCACTCTCGAAGGTCAGCTAGGACAAGTGGCATAAATGTATCAAGTCACTAATTTAACCGACAACGCCCTACAGAATATGACAATTATATTAAATGACGGTAGTGAAATATCACTTACTATTTATTTTAATGCCAATGCTCAAGGATGGTTCATACAGAACTTAACTTATTCAACTTTTGTTTTATGCGGGTTTAGAATCGTAAATTCTCCAAATTTATTGTACCAATGGCAAAACATTCTACCATTTGGATTGGCTTGTTTTTCTATAAACAACAGCGCTCTTGATCCTAGCTTTGTTGAGGATTTCCTATCCGGCAATTCATCGCTTTATATTTTAACCCAAGCCGAGTGCCAGCAATACGCGGAGTTTTTAAGTGGCTAATAAACTTGGTAGAAATTACGTTTTAACAATCCAGAATGATCCAAACGATCCTTCCGTTACTACTATAATTCCTCCGTTCACGCTTGAATTCGATATCGTTAAACAAAACCATAGCGACGGAAATAGCGCTAATTTTCGAATTTATAACTTAGCCCAAGATAAAAGAGCAGCTCTTAGAATGGACTATGTGAATTTCGGTGCCAATGTATCAAGGCACATAAACTTTATAGCCGGATATGGCGGTACGATGGCTCTTGCATTTAGTGGAAGCATGACCCGTGGATGGTCAGTAAGAGAGGGCCAAAACTTCATTACAAATATAGAGGCTATTGACGGTTTAGAAGCCATCACTAATTCAGAAGGTACAACCTTTACCTTCCAATCTGGTGTTTCAAAGAAACAAATTATTGAAACAATGGTTTCATTTTTAAATCAGGAATCTGGTGGTTATATAACAAAGGGCGTGATTGGGAATTATTCCGATGTTTATCAGACATCAAAAACCTTTAGCGGTAACACCGTTAGCATTATCGACAAGGAAATATCAGGGGGCGGCGTCTTTTTTGATAATGGTAGCATCTACTGTCTTCAGGATTCGGAATGTATAAGCGGAGCAGGGTTCCCAGAAATTGGTCCGAATACTGGAATTTTGAACACTCCGATTCGGGAAACTGCATATGTTAGTGTCGAGATACTTTTTGAACCTAGAATAAAAATGGGTCAAATAGTTATACTAAACAGTAGTACGGCTGATGTAGCCGAAGTTAATCAAACTAATATTTTTTATAAAGTAGTAGGAATAAAGCATAGGGGAATGATTTCTGATGCTATATGCGGAGATGCCGTTACTACAATTACTCTAAACCCAAATGGTATAAGCGAGGCAGGAGTATTATCATGAGTGAATTCGCAACTCCTAATTTTAACCGTCAAAAACCGCATTATACTCTTAAATCAGTTCTTGATCTTTTTGGCAGGACTCTCATGATCGATTTTAATTGTCATGCAGTCGCTACCGTTAAAAAATTCTATCCATCAAATCAAACCATTGATGCCAGCATAAATTATACAAAAACATTCCTAGTCCCAAACCCAAAAGCGTCGCCTACATCACCTGAACCAAATTATATACAACAAATCATAAACTATCCTCCCTTAGCCGGTATTCCAATTATAGTTATGGGCGGAGGCGGTAGTCATTTAACGTTCCCAATATCTCCGGGGGATGAATGCCTTGTTTTATTCAATGATAGAGATATTTCTAATTGGTTAGCGACAGGCCAAACAGTCCAACCGGCATCCACGAGTCTTCATTCTTTTTCAGATGGGATTGCCCTTATAGGATTAAATTCTTTTGTTAACTCTATAGAAAACTATGACTCGGACAGAGCGCTTATAACAAATGGGAATGCTAGGGTTGGAATAAATACAGTTACAAATAAATGTTCAATTATAAATGACACATCAACGTTAAATAACGCCCTGCAGACTCTAATTAACGGGATTTTAGCATTAACTGCAGGTGGAAATCCAGTAGTTGATGTCTCGGGAGATATTGGATCGGCAGCTATTCAATTAGGAGATTTACTAGAATGATTGTTCGAGCGCTTGATTCAAATCATGACTGGGAATTCGGTTCTGGGTTCAATAATTACCTATCCAATAATGCAGCATTAGCTCAGAATATCGATACGAGACTTCTTATGGTCTTGGGGGATTGTTTTTTTGCAACCGATCAAGGGATTGATTGGTTTAATTTCATGTCTAGCAACAGTTCGAATGCTTTATCGCTCGCCGTTCAAACTACAATTCTAAATACACCAGGAGTCATTGGGCTTGTAAGTTCGAGTTTTTCTGTAAACATGCCCAATCGAACAATCACCATGAATTACACGGTTAATACCGTATACACGGGGCAACAGACAGCGGGAGCCATATCGCTTCAGTCCTCATTCATTTTAACTGAATCCGGTGATATTCTATCCACGGAGCAAGGGGGAGGGCTAATCAATGGCTAACAGCATTGGGCCAACAGGGATCACTACAGATAGCCAGGCGACGCTTCTTGCCTATTATACCGCTACGTTCCAAGCCATTTACGGAGCCTCAATTGTCTTAACGCCGGATTCACCTGATGGCCAATGGATGAATATTCTCATTCAAGCTACCCTTGATCTTCAAGATTTTGTCACCAATGTGAATGCCTATTTTGATCCAGACCAAGCCCAAGGCGTCATTTTAGACCAAAGAGTCGCCATAAACGGCATTCAGCGCATGGGCGGTACTTTCACCACTACCGATGTCTCGATTACGGTAAACCAGGCCCTAAATCTCTATGGCTTGGATCAAAGCGCTCAGCCTATTTACACCGTTGCGGATTCCTCTGGAAACCAATGGGAGCTTGTTAACTCGATAAATATTGCCTCGCCTGGGACATCATCCCTTCTTTTCCAGGCTGTAAATCCTGGAGCGGTGCTCACTGTTCCAAATACAATCACAATTCCCGTTACTATCGTTCTAGGCGTTACAAATATCAACAATCCAAACTCTTATTTGACTCTAGGGATTGCCGAAGAAACCGACTATGCGCTTAGAATTCGTCGTCAACAATCAACTGCAATTGCTGGGCAAGGCTATCAGGCAAGCTTACTAGCCGCTCTTTTAAATATTAATGGCGTCACTTCGGCCTTTGTTTACGAAAATACTACAGGAACTACAGATGGAAATGGAGTTCCTGGCCATTCGATTTGGGTAATTGTTGCAGGTTCAGGATCTCCTGGAGCCATTGCTAATGCCATTTATACCAAGAGAAATGCAGGGGCTGGGATGAAAGGATCTCAAAGCTTCCCTATTACTCTACCTGGCGGTAACGTTATTGATATTTTGTGGGATGATGTTGAATCCGAGACTTTGTTCATTAAATTCACAGCCACGTCCCTAAATGGCACGACACCTCCAAACATTGCAGCAATTCGTTCGGGACTTCCATCAAGTTTTGTTCCGGGAGTCTATGGTCAGGTTAATATCAACGCGCTTGCAGCAGCGGTTCAGGCTATTGACCCGAATACTTTAGTTACAGGGGGCGGATTCTCAACCTCGTCCGGCGGGACATACACAACTACTCTAACGCCATCGGCTCTTAATATGCAGTTCTCGGTAACATCTCCTGATATCATCATTCTGCCGATCATCTTGAACCCGACAAGCGATACTGTTGCTCCTAGTGCCACGATTCAGTTCTCAGCCCTTGGCGGATATGGAACATACACTTACTCGATTGCAACCAACGTTAGCGGCGGTTCAATTAATTCAAGCTCTGGCCTATATACGGCTGGAACTTCTTCGGCCGGAACCGACGTGGTTCGGGTGACGGATTCACTTGGTAACTTCACGAATGTCAATGTGGTGGTCACATAATGGCCACGATGACAACGGCAGATTTGTCTGAATATTATTCCAACCTGTTGGTGATTCAATACTCGACATCCCCTAAAGCTATTGCCACGATTCAGGGAACGGTTCTTCCTTATTTAATGGATCAGCTCCCAAACCAAATATTGAATGCTTACAATATCAATCCATCTCTTGGACCAATCGCAGTTGGAACACAGCTAGATATTATTGGAAAATATATTGGCGTTTCTAGAACAGTAAACGGCCCCAACGGTCCCGTCTCTTTAGATGATGATGATTTTTTAACTCTGATGCAGTTTGTGATTATTAAAAATACAACGAACAGTTCTCTTGCGTCGATTGTTAGCTTGATAACCACATTTTTCCCAGGAGAAGTTTTCATAACAGATTCCGCTAATATGCAAATCGCATATACAATTGTTGAATCTCTTGGAAGTGCGAATCTATTATATGCTCTTCAATTTGGAAATTATTTACCAGTACCAATGGCCGTGGGAATTTCTGTTACTGTTATTCCGTCTTACACGAATCCATTTTTTACTTTCAGCACTTATTCGGTAAACGCTACTGGGCCAGGATTTCAGTCGTATTTCAATCTTGTTCTTAATACTCCGTGGTTACAATACAACGGAACGTAGGAGATTAAATGGCAAAATTATCACGCATCTATCAAAACATTTTTGGATCAAGTGCCGGGACTGATCAAATTGCAGTTTTTGGAAGCAAATTTGCAGGTGCTCCGGCTTTTACGACAAGTCCAGCTACGGCTCAATCGCTATCGAACTTCTTATCCGGTTGGTTTCAGGCCGTTATTGCAACGCCTAATGGCAATTCTCCCTGTATTGAGGACATGAATGCTCTTTTTAATATTTTAACTTACCAGCTTGCCTATGGATTTCAGGCAGGAGTTCCTGAGTGGGATTCAAGCACCATATATTTCACCGGGAGTCTTGCGACATCAATCGGCACCGGACAGGTTTATGTTTCTCTCCAAGATTCAAACGTTGGTAACGCTCTAACCAACACTTCATATTGGCAACTAAATGGAGCTGGAATTAGAAGTGTATCGTCAAATTATTCCATTGCTGCTTTTGATGAAACGATTTTAGGAAATGCTTCAAGCGCTGCATTCGCAATCACTCTCCCCACCGCTGTCGGGATTCAAGGCCAGACTTATGTTTTAAAGAAAACCGATTCAAGCTTTAATGCGGTTTCTATCAACACGGCATCTTCTCAGACAATAGATGGTGCTTCTTCAACATCGTTAAATACTCAAAACGAATGTCTAACGATAGTATCAGATGGGGCCAATTGGCAGACGGTTCAAAGACTTATTCCCTCTAATTGGGTTTCTTATACACCAACGTTTGTTGGGCTTGGAACTCCAACATCGGTTCAAATGTATTATTCAAGGGATGGAGCTGATTTATTACTTCGTGGGAATTTTACTATTGGAACACCAACGGCAGTGAATGCTTCGATTGGATTACCATCCGGCCTTGCAATTGATTCTGTAACAGTTGGTAATACTTATGTCGGTGGACAGCTAACACAAAACGTGACCTCTGGAACCAGGCTTATGTCGATGCTAATCGCCACGGGCGCAACTTCAATTACCATGGCAAGAACAGAAAATAATACATCAAACGATCCTTTGGTTCCCGAAACTGGAAGTGCAGCTTGGCCTATTAATATCACGGGTAGTATGTGGGCTAGAGTTCCAATTGCAGGGTGGGGAACGTTCTAAAGAAATTTAAGGAGAACCATGAAAAAGTATCTAGCAATTTTACTAGCTATATCTAGCAAAACCTTTGGTGCCAACGTTCCTATCTCTCAGCTACCTCTTGAATCGGCCGCCTCAACTGGAGTAAATGATTCTCTTCCATTTGTTTCGGCAACCGTTGATATTACAAAAAGGGTGACGCTTTGGGATCTCATAAACCTTCCCCCAATGGTTTCAACGTATGCGCCTCTTGCAAGTCCAACGTTCACCGGAACCGTTACCGCTCCAACATTTGTAGGGGCACTAACAGGAAATGCCACAAACGTAACAGGTACGGTTCTTGTTGGTCATGGAGGCACGGGACTAACAGCTCCTGGGACAAGCGGAAACGTCCTGACATCAAATGGAAGTGCGTGGGTAAGTTCAGCTCCATCGACTAGTGGAACAGTAACTTCAGTAGCGTTAACGACTCCATCTTGGCTTACGGTTGGTGGATCACCCATTACATCGAGCGGAACTTTAGCTGTTACCGGAACAAGCGAGAGTCAAAACTTATTCTTAGCCTCCCCTAACGGATCAAGCGGTGTCATGGCACCAAGAGCGATTGTATCGGCAGATGTTCCAACCCTTAATCAAAATACAAGCGGAACCGCCGCTAACATTACAGCCACTTCAAATTCCTCGCTAACAACGCTATCGGCTTTAAGTCTTCCGGCCACTCAATTATCGGGAACCCTTCAGGCAGCACAGTTTCCAGCACTCTTAGGTGATTTAACCACAACCGCTGGCTCCCTTTCCACAGTTCTTGCCTCGGTTAACTCTAATGTCGGGTCATTTACTAACGCCAATATTACAGTGAATGCGAAGGGTCTTATCACTGCCGCAGCGAATGGGACGGCAGCATCGTTTACGGCTCCCCTTCCTGTGCCCTACACCAGCATTTCAACAACGGGTTATGTTTTTACGGTCTCAAGTGCGAATGCCACAGTTGGAGCGACTTATACAAACAACAGCAATACCTATACGGTTTTATCGACGATTTCATCTGGAACTCTTTTGTTCTGTTCTCAAGCAAGCGCACCTACATCTACTGGAACTCTAACAAAGGCCAGCGGAACGGGGGATTCGACCATAACCTTTACGGCAGAACAAGCTATTGGGACATACACGGTTCCAACATCCCCGGCCCCTTTATATCTCTCAATTGAGGTTTACGGAGGAGGCGGAGGAGGAGGAGCAAATGGCACAGGAAATCCCGGAGGCGGATCAGTTACAACTCTCAGTCTTTTTGGTTATTCAGGTGTTATTGCAACAGGTGGTACGGGAGGCACTGCATCGACTGGTGCGGGTGGAGTGGCCGGGGCCGCGACTGTAAATTCTCCTTATCAAGTTATCTCAAAAGGTGGGGAAAGCGGAGCTGCGGCTGGCGGAAGCGGTCAAGCGGCCGGCGGCGTTGGCGGAGAAACCCCTCTCTTTGGTCGCGGAAGCGGTGGAACTGGTGGAGGTGGAGCAGGTGTCTCGGCTGTTGCCAATAGTGGGGCCGGTGGAGGCGGTGCTGGTGGTTATGCATCAGATGGAGGGGCCGGCGGCGGCGGGGGCGGGGGATGGGCCAAGGTCATTTTAAGTAGCCCTTCTGGGACTTATCCCGTAGCACTTGCAACAGGCGGAACAGGACCTACGGCTGGAGCGGGTGGTTATGGCGGAGGGGCCGGGGGGAGCGGATACGTTGTTATCACTCCTTACTATCAATGAGCACTGAAACCATAAGAGTACCAATCTCGGGGCGGATAATCGTGAAAGAAAATTATTAGTAATTTTTGACACTGGGGGGTGTATGAAAAACGATTACAATGAATGGATGACATGGGATAAGGCCAAAGACGCATTACTCTGTGGAGCCTGTTCTCTAGTAATTTGGATATTTGGCGAGATGCGAAGTGATTTTCGTCATATGACTCAAGCCGTCGAGGGCTTATCCATTAAAATGGAGAACATTTCAGTTGATCAGATAAACCAGTTAAATGATTTAAAAGATCACGAATTAAGAATTAGAGACTTAGAAAAACATGGATGGCATGGGTGAATCCACGTAACTGGGTAACTGGTTTCCTTTCCATTCATTTTGGGTATAATGTCCTTAAATTTTTAAGAGGGAGAAATAACATGGTCGATTTAGTAGATAAACAATTGGGTCCCGTGGCTCTTGATGTATCGTTCTCTGGAGGTAACCTTGTCGTTACCTTGGGAGATGCTGCTGTTGGAATCTCGAACATTCTCAGCATTTCTGAAAAAATGGTTTTGAGCGCGATTCTTGCTAAAATGCCCGCCGGCTCATCTGAAGCCTCAATTGGCGGAATGATTGTAAGCGTTGTTGAAGCCGCTTCTGGTGCTTCGTAATTGGATGAATCGCCCGGAACTGTAGATGTAACCAACCTGGTCGCAACTCTACAATCCACTTTTGTGAATTGGGCCACAGCCTATGTTGTGGCCCAAACTATCGCCATTCCCTATTTGAGTTGGATCGCGATGCCATTTGTAAACTACATTTATAAATCTTTGGTCGGCTGGCTATTAGGAATCTTATCCAGATCCACGGTCATGATGGCTTTTTTCATGAACACAGCAATTAAGAAAGCAAGCCAAGCTCAAGACTATCTTGATGCGGTTAATGCTAAAAATAGTCTTCCAAATACCGTAACTCAGGCTCAATATAAACAATATGAACAAAACGAAATTAGCGCTTTTAATAGTCTTGTTTCTCTTACTAGCTGACTGTGCCGTAAAGCCTCCCGACGTAACGGTCTTTGAAAATTTAGATCAACACATGGTTATTGATCCTAAAACAGCGGATCTCATGTGGGAGCCAAGTCCAACATGTATGGAGGAAATCAACGAGCCCTGCTGTGGGCATGGAATCAGTATAATGTCTGGAACTGAAGTTTATGTTGGTGAGAAAACCCTATTCAAAGGTAAAAAATGGAGCGACTTAAAGGCTGAAAGCGTTTATGTCCCAGCGGTTGAGAGTTATGCCCCATTATCAACCTACATTATCAATTCTTGTAAGCAGGCAAATTGTGATTCTCAGGTAGATCAATTCCAAGTAAAGCTTAATTCCCTAAATGGCATAGTAAATGCAATTGAAAATCCATAAGATGGTAAATGCGGCCCGAGCCGTGGCCCTATGAAATTTTCAGCCGGGAAAGGTGATAAGCTCATAAGAAACTCGGACCGCACCTTTAGACGTTACAGTAGGAAATTAAAGCCTGCAAGTCGTTGATGTCACCTTGAAATAGGTCTGTATCTCCGAGGTTACTTACTCCTGGGATGCGCCCACTGCCACTTGTTTGCCAAGCGTTCCAGGCGCTCCAGGGCGGAGGCGGCGCTATTTGAGATTCTGGATTATAGTTCGCCAAAATCACGGGATATTCGAGAAGGAACGAATTATCGCCAATGAGCTCTTGCATGATATACTCGCCACAATAAATCCAGCATCGTTTCTTGGCTTGAGTTTTAACGGTTTCAAGGAATGATTTAATCCATATTAGATCCCCGGCAGCGCTATAAGGATCTCCATCAGTGGTTTCATAGTCTAATACCATAAAATCTTTTGCCCCTATCCCCGAAGACACGCTATAGGATACAAATTGAGAAGCTTGAGCAATAGGATCTTCTGCAAGATTCACAAAGTGATATGATCCGCATATAAGACCAGAGGCCTTAGCTAAAGACAAGTTTTTAGGAAAAGCCGAATCCTTATAATCAAGTCCCTGGGTAGCCTTTAGATAAGTCCAAACTACACCACCGTTAAACATATCTTGAAAGCTTGATATCTCATCTCCTGAATAACCATCAAACCCCTTGAGACGACTTGAACTCAATGGCTTAGGTGGTATTGAGACAACTGTATTATTAATCGGAGCTGGCGTTGTATTGATTGTCGTAGGAGCGGATTGCTTCATGGCTAAGCCAAGAGCGTAGTTTATCGCAGCACCGCAGGTTTCATCGCCCGGATCTCCATCGACTCCAAGGCCTGCTCCGTTGGTATTGTTTAGGTAGTTTTGAACAAGTTCAACTTGCGCGGTTGAGAAGTCCGATGGTTTCATTTGGCTCCTTTAGTAAACCTCAATAGAGTCTTCGTTCCTCGAACGAAAATATCGTCTAAGATCGTCTCGAAGTTGAGGCTTTGTTCCAGTCAGCTTTATAAGACCTTGGAAGTCTTTGGCAATATCCCTGTCTGGATCAAACTGATTTTTTGTGATTATATCCCAACGTGTTTGATATCCTCTAGCAGTCTTTGGACCATGCCAATGGTGAAGAATGGTTCCTGGTACATAACCTATATTTCTTTGAAGATTCTTTGCTCGATCCTGCCATATTTTTAGATTTTTTAGGTAATTTGGATGCACGCCAACTGGAACAGTCTCTTCAACTCGATCAAGAAGAGCATAAACCATATGGTGATCAGCCGATCCACAAATTGCGAAATCCATAAGACCGCAGACCGTATCAAAGAACTTTCTTGTGGCGGCCCATGCAAAGCCTGGATGTGGGAATGTGTATTCCTTATTCCATTTAGGGGATACACGTCCTTCATGAAGATAAACCCATCCAAAGGATTTGTGTGTGTGAAGAGCTTCTCCTTTAGGACCTAAATCAATTGCTGAATCAAACATTTGAACTACATCATAGTGTTGAAGGGCATGCATGGTTTCAAGAGCCCAATCAGGTCGCACAAATGATATATCAGCGTCAATCCATGCAATCCCTTCGACTTTGGGGTCCATAGAAATAATCTTTGCTACGGCAACATTTATCATGGCCTCTTTTTGCCATACTTCTTGGTCGGATCTTAATTGAATATGATTTGGATTTTCTTTTGATGTGACTTCAAATGAACGATCACCGTGTGCAATTTCAACCACAATAAGTTTTGATCCAGTAGCTTCCATGCGCTTTTCGAAATCAAGGAAAAGAGCATATCGGCTTTTAAATCTTACAGGATTTGAAATCACCGCAACTATATAAAAATGATCAAGAAGATGCCCATTCTTCATGCCCTTACCCCCAAAAAAACTATTACCAGCTAGACATTAAGAATAGGGCTAAAATACAAAGACCGATAGTTAAAACTAATGTAGCGGTATTAATTTGTTCTTCTTCGCGAGGTGTCATTGGAGTGGCACGTTTGGTAAAACAGTTAGGATACCTAGACCATGAAAATAGTAAGTGTTACCGCTAATCACGGCCTCAGTAAGGATTTCCTTATTAGGTCCAAGCCCTAAGCTTTCAGTATCGGCAGCTTGGAGGGCTATGATGAAAAACCCTGTATTATTGACCTGATCAGCGTTAGCCGTATGTTGGGAGTTTGGGATTGAGTAAACGCCGCTGCCATTTGGCTCGGTAATAAACGTCGTAAAAGTAGCTCCCGTAAGATTAAAGGGAGATCCATTGGCCATAGCCACAAGTCCAAGCGTAGGGGAATCTCCTTGGGAAACGACAATGGCATTTAAATTAGATTGGTTTATGGCATTTTGAGAAATAAGGATTAAAGCATCTTGAGTCATAAGTTATTAAGAACTTGTTCAACTTGATCAGATGAAAAATCAGATGGCTTCATGGCGACGGGCAGCTCAAAGTTACTGTGCCATCTGAGTTACAGGCGACCGAGCAAGGCTCAGCCGGAAGAGACCCGGATACCTGAGCGTTAACAAAGGAGCTTAAAGCTATGTATGCGGTGTGAAGCTTGCAGGCAAAGGGTGTGCCGCTCGAGGGATCAACCAGTGCGGCCCAGGCGTTGGCAGGGGTTAAGAGCTTATTCTTCCACACGGCATTATATTGTCTAAGAGCGCTAGAAACTATGAGGGCTTTCATACTAGCAGCCCCCTGCTGAACCTGATTCGCAAGGCAGCTCTGTTGAATTGCCAGCTTGCTCGCACTTGTGGCTGGGCACGAAGGAAGCATCTGGGCGACTGCGATATTAGTGATCAGTCCTAATGTTAGGAAATATTTTCTCATGACACTCCTTTTTAAAATCCTTCTACAAATAAAAATCCAGTAGTGCTGGCTCCAGTAACGGTCATAGCAGTCGTGGAAAGTGAGGTTACGATACTAGAAGCAAGACCGCTAGTGGTTACAACGACGGGTGTGTGCGAAAATGCCGTTGGGAATGTATAGCTGGCAGTCCCCACTAATGCGGCAAGATATATCACCGTTTTTTTGTAGCTTGAACCTTGTTCGGGTTGAGAATAAACGGCCGTTCCAGAGGTTGATCCGTTTACAGTGGTTTTAGGGTTAGAATTATTTATAACGCCGAAATTTCCTTCGCCGGCAGAGACAGTTCCACCTGTATCGGAAAGGTTATCGCCATTGATTGTCCATGGACCTAAATTTATGATCCCGTTGTATTGAACGTTAAAATAAGAAGTCCCGTTTTGAGTTGCTGTGACCGTTAAAAGAGGTAGTGTGTTACTGAATCCGTCTGCTGAAACAGCTAAACCCGGATCTGTTCCATCGCCTTGAATACCTACGGTAGCGGCCGCACTATAACCGCCAGCCACGACCTGATTAGTAGCATAAACATTGTTTGTGTAAAGACTTCCAGTAGCATCCTGTAGAATATCGCCTCCATCGAAATACCACGATCCAATTTGAGCGCTGTAATTACTCACGTCTAAAGCGAGATCAGTGCCCTCCCCCACGATTCCAAGAAGAGCTGAACCACTATAACCGCCCACCGCGACCTGGGAATTAGCGTTCAAAATGTTTGTGTAAAGACTTCCAGTAGCATCCTGTAGAATATCGCCTCCATCAAAAGACCAGCCTCCGAAATAAGCGCTACCATTTCCATTGATCGCCCAGCTTGCAGAATTTGGATTAAGAACAGCATTCGGGGTCCCATCATTTTCCCCTGAGATGAGAAGACTATTTGAGCCAACGCCAAAAATTGCATTCCCGGCTGAATCGTCTAGCGTATTATTCAAGGTCTTCACGCTTCCGTTGTAGGATACCGAGAGTGACGGTGTAAATGAGCTGATCCCTCGAGAGAACACATCCAAAGGATCGGTCATGTTCGCGATGCCGTTTATAATCACATTATTGGTAACAGCTAAGGCACCCGGATCAGTGAGCGTTGTGCCGTCCCAAGTGCCGAATCCACCAAAAGCCCCTGAATTATTGAACTGTATGGAGCCAGAAGCCCCTCCTGGGGTGACAGGGGTCCCACCGCTTACAAGGCAGCTTTGTCCTGGGACATTATAAATTCCAGAGCTACATGAAGATTTAAAAATAACTGGAGGATAAAGAGTTTGAGCTGATACAAACCCCGAGAAAAGAAAGCCTAAAAGTATTTTCTTCATAATGATTTATGGAAACAAATTCATATCCAATTCGCCTGAATTAGCCGTGGCGCTAACAGCACGAATAGAAACCCTAACTCCGGCGTTTAAGGATCTAGGAAAACATCCCCCTCCTGCTGGAAGCAAGAGATACCTTACCTCATTTCCAGCACTCCCGACTCCGATTTCCATGGTTTGACCGCTTGAATCGGCCGCACAAAGATTTCCAACCGTATACGTGGTTGAAGCAAAAATTTGAACCCAAGAACTCGTTCCAACGTTTGTGCTTGAATAAACGATTCTGTCAGTGAGAGTTGGAATGGTTTGGGCAAAAGCTGTGGTTGAAATTAGAAAAAAGAGATATTTTATCATTTACCCTTAAGGGTAACTTAAAACCTCAGTAATTCAATGCGCATAAATTGCCGTGCGCGCCGCGCTATAATTCGCCAACAACAATATCTAAAAGGTCGGGCAAGGAAACCGGATAGAAGTCCCAGATATCGACCCCCACATTTATCATCCTATCCTTTTGTTTCCAGTGCTGATGAACATGGCCATGAAAAAGCCAATCCCCTTCATCTTTTAGTCTATGTTCAAAATGGCGTTCATCGGCCTCAAAACCTGCATAAGGAAAGTGAGAAAGATTAAAATTTCCAAGCTTCATACTATGAACGGCAGTTTTAAATCCAAGTTTTAGCCATTTTTCGGCCCTGTTAACCACGTCATGATTTCCAATTATTAGATGCTTTTCGCCGTTCAGTCTTTCAATTATGGCCCTAGCTTTTGTGGTCCCACCAAAAATCACATCCCCCAAAAAATACACAGTATCTTCCTGTGAAACCACATTGTTGTAATTTGATATAAGGGTTTCGTTCATTTCCTCAACAGATGAGAATGGTCGGTTGCAATATTTAATGACATTTTTGTGCCAGTAGTGAGTATCGGATGTGAACCAAATCATGGTAGCTTTTTCTTAGGTTTTGGTCTTCGAATGGTGATCACCTTACTATAATCAGGTTTTTGATAGCTCATTCGATGAGTTCATCAATCGTCATTTGACTCTCCTTATCTCAAGCCCTCGCGTAAGATAGTCCCTTAGATGAGCGGGCGTATCTCCGGCCTCGATTCGTTCAAGGGCTAAACGGTAAAGATCTCGCTCATCCTCTAACCGCTTCACAATAGCCCCTAGTTCATCCTCTAAGCGCAGTTCGTAGGTCATGCCGTAGGTTCTAAAGTGGTTATTTAGGACTTCTTTAACTGTTTTCATCCAAGCTCGCCTAGCTTTTTATAGACTGAATCGAGGGTTTCACGAGCAGCCCTTCCATGCTGACCATACATAGCTTCATTACCGTAACCTTCCAAAGCCCCGATCATCTCTCGCACGATGGCTGCTAAGGAGTCGATTAAGGCTTCTCTTTCACTGTTTCCGTATGAAGTGCCACATATTTCATCCAATTTCTCCATGGCTTTGGTTTTCGGCGTGGTCATTTACATTCCTTCAAAAGCCGAAGAAGTTCATTGGCAAACCTTTCATAGGCGTAGGCGGCGGCGTAGGCGGCGGCGTAGGCGGTGGCGGCGGCGTAGGCGGTGGCGGAGGCGGCGGCGTTGGCGGAGGCGGCGTAGGCGTAGGCGGTGGCGGAGGCGGCGGCGTTGGCGGAGGCGGCGTAGGCGTAGGCGGTGGCGTAGGCGGCGGCGTAGGCGGAGGCGGCGGCGTTGGCGGTGGCGGAGGCGTAGGGTTCAAAATCTTTGGCTGGAGCCTTTCTTTCAATTAACGCGATAACATCTTGAATGTTTTTCTTAATTTCTGGATATTTTTCATGATCAAAAGTATCTAAGGTGCTTTTTAAAACAAAGATCATGAACGGATCTTTAATCCTTTCAAGATCAACACCTATATGAATGCAGTTTAAGAATTCTGAAGGCCAAACCCTCGCTCGCTCTAGCAGTAGTCCCTCAAAAATAGTGTCTTCAACTCTTGCCAGCCATTCAGGAATTCCAAGCTCAGTTTCATAATTTTTGTGATTAGAGCCATGAATAGTGCAGCCCACAGCACAGCCGCGACCTTTTTCCCAATATTTACCTTTTATGATCTCATCGGCCTCAAAATGTGCAAGCACTCGATTCACATATTTAGTTTTAACTTTTAGGTCATTGTTGAACGATAGCAAACTCATTTTTTCTCTCCATGGCTTTGGTTTTAGGAGTAGACATCAATTTACCTCTAGATTCCTTTTTAAAAGCCAGTCCACACGCTTTCGGCCTTCCCCGGTTAGCCTATATAACGGTTCACCGTTCTTAAAGCCTACAACTTCCATATAACCCAGTTCGATACATTCTAGAATGCCTTCTTCGGCATCTCGCTCAGTAAGTTCATCATCCAAGAAATCCTTTTTAGAGTTCATAGGTTTCCTCAATGCGTCCCTTTTTGTATCCAAATCCTATTAATTTGAAGTTCGCCCGGTCCTTTGTATTTCCAACAGAATTCTTCGGCTGAATCGTACTGTTCAAAGGACGCAAGCATTATACTGTCGCCCGACAAGAAGCGCATTACCCGGAAACGAATCTGCATGGAGGAAGGTTCTATATTGATTGTAGTGCTCATTTTTCACCTACTAATTTGATTATTTTGAAATACGATTTCCGCAGCCCGTAGGAGCCCTCTGCGAATCTCAGCTCTGGTCATGCTAATAGCCGTAGCCGTAGCCGTCGCCGTAGCCGTCGCCGTAGCCGTCGCCGTCGCCGTAGCCGTAGCCGTAGCCGTTGCCGTTGCCGTCGCCGTTGCCGTTGCCGTAGCCGTAGCCGTCGCCGTAGCCGTTGCCGTTGCCGTAGCCGTAGCCGTAGCCGTCGCCGTAGCCGTTGCCGTAGCCGTAGCCGTTGCCGTCGCCGTAGCCGTAGCCGTGACTATTTTGGGATTCGTCCCCAATCATTATTTCAGATACTTTTCCCATTTGGCCTCATTGCATTTAATTGAACCGATAACTGTCAATTCGTGGAATGAAACTTCGGGAACAGTATCAAGCTTTGTGTTTGATGTAGGGCCGCTTTCGGCAATTTCGCCAAGTCCCTTTGACGTTCCCCACACGCGAATGGTCGCAGCGTTATTAAGCCTCATTGAGCTTCCCTTTTTAGTTAGGGTTCCAACAAATATCCACCCACGCTGAAGAATCACTATCTGCGTGCCCAAATCTTCAATGCAGCAGCTCGATTCATTGCCCTGAAAGAGGCTTTTTAACTGTTTAATTTCACCCAAAGTTAGGTCGTCTAGTTTCATGTTTTCTCCTTATTAGTTTCCTCAAACATCTTGTTGATTTTAGATAGGGCTTCTCGAATGTTTTTATGATAAAGCGGGCCAGTCACTTCACCGCCTCTCTCAATGTCTGTCCTCATCCCATCAACCGCGATTCCTAGCGCCTCTGTGAGCTTTAGGATTGTGGTGGGATTTGCAGAGGAGATGAACCTCGCGTCCTCGCTTCGTCTTTCATTAGGTCGAGCGTTGTATGTTCCCGTGGTCACGACGCCGCCGAACTCTTCGCTCATAACGGAACGTGGCTGATGGATCTTATTCAAACGCCATGGACCGGGAGTGGCCGACTTCGCAAGCTCTTCGAGTGAACTTAGGGTCTTCTCAAGGCTCATTTCTCTTCCTTTCCAATAATCTGGCTTCGCAAGCGCGATAGCCATCTTCAAAGGCTTCAAATTGGCACAAGAAATGTTTTTCTCCATGTGCCCATAACGTAGCCAGCTCATCATCGCTCAGCCTCGATGCGGTGACGGGACGGATTCGATCTCGAAGCCAGCGGGAACATGCCCAAAATCCACAATCCCAAGCCCATTCTTTTGGATGCGATTGAGTCGGCTGATTATGGCATTGGGCTTTTATTTCCTCCTCGCTCGGCATCGTGAATGAGGCGGGCTTAGTGGAAATAGCCACAAGCTGGCTCCAATTGGACTCGAGCTGTTGCTCCATGACAGAGCGAACCTCTTTTGAGCAAGCCTGTATATGGGAAAACTGACTCATATAAGCTTTTTTAGTGATCGTGATAGTCTCCAAATCCAGCCCATCCCTGTCAAACTCAACGCCCGAATGCTCAGCGGTCGCGGAGAAAGCGACCTGTTCCTGAATCTTTTTTATAGTTTCCTTTGATGATTCAACGAAAGCTTTGCCCCGCTCATCGTCACTCATCTCGAAGCCTCCACAAGTTTCTTCCAAAGCTCACCGAACTCATCATCGTAAATACATTGGGCAGAATTACCCGAGAAGCTTGTGAGGATGTTTTTCAGATCCAGGCGAGTGATCGTGATCTCTTCAACCTCAACTGGTTCTATTTTGAATCCGAGATGTTCAAAACAGTAAGTAACTATTTGATAATTTGAGACGACAACTCTATCGCAAAGATATTTTCCGGTCTCATCGACCCATGGAAACGGTCCATATTTTATTCCGCAAGAATGGACCAAAAACACTTGCTTCACGATTCTCCTTTAAAATCCCAAGAGCGAACCCCGCACCATGCGGTTTAGAACCGAACAGGAGGACAAGGAATAACCACCTGCGCAGCTCATGGCTCACCCTTGGAACGTTCACGATCCAATTCTTCCATGAGAGATTTTGCAACAGTGACGGCTTGTTTTGCTGTGAATTTGTGGCCTGCCATCAATTGAGAAGTCATCCATTCGAGTTTCGTGAGGCCTCGCTTCTCGGGAGGCAACGAATTTGCTCGATACGCGCCCTCCTTCTCGCCGAGGATTCGGGCTTCATCTATGCTGACTTTCATAATCAACCCACAAATTTTTTCAGTTCGGGCTTTGGTATCATCTTGGACTTGGCGAAGTGCTTTTAAGATAAACCCCGGTAGGTTTTTAAATCTGTGGTCTACCACTTCTTTAATGGATTGATAGCCATAAGCCTTAAGTGCAGTTTGAAGCGCGAGGGTTTCTAACTCTTCGAGGGTCATCTTTCCTTCTCCTCTATGGATATTGATGATGGTTTATCGGCCAAGGTAGCGGCCGCATAAGCCTCTTTTATGCCAGCCTCAAAGAAGTATGCCACGACAAGAAGAAGGGCCTGGCGCTCTATACCAGGTCTTCCTTCAACCGCCTTCCAAACGGCAGTTGATTCCATATAACTCATGAACTTTAAAAATCCTGGATGATTTTCAGACATTTCATCGAATTTATATTTCATGCGGCTATTTTAAGGGATTCAACTCCTAAAACCTCTTCGATTTTCTTTAAAACATACCGAGGAATAGTAAGCGTCTCACCTGGGCGAACAGCATCGGCAAAAACATTTAAGCTTTTAACCGATGGGATCTTTCCGTCAAAACGCGCATAAGCCATGACTCCGTTTGAGGATAAGACTTTTGCTTTTGTTAGTTTTGTATTGAAGAAAATCCCCATAGATCCAGGAGCTAGAGCCTCGATTCTTACCCCGGCCTTAGAGGCAATCCGCGATAATCCGTCGTGCCCACATCTTAAATCACTATCTATGAAACAGTGCATTGCTTTCATTGCAGAGCTCCTAACACTTGCGCTAGATTCCTGGTATTAGTGATGATTACAAAGTCAGTGTGAGTTGTTCCCCCAGGACGGCGAGCGGTGGTCTTTGAAGGGGGTTGATGTATCACAACATTAACGCCCTTTTTTTTCGCCTGTTTTCTCACTCGATACCGATAAGAATAAAGAGACGATGCTGGAATGCTGTAAGCCTTACAGGCGGCCGTAACCTTCGATCCTCCATTAATCATTTCTTCTACTTTTTCATATTTGTTCATTAAATTAATCCTTTCTCTTTTAGAACCGCTTTTATTTGAAACCTAATTTGATGCCATTTGTTTATGTCCAATGTTTTATGGAGCCATAATAAATAATCTGGATCATATTCCACGATGTCCTTTAGTTTCTTTCCCTTATAGGCACCGAAATCTAATTCCTCATTCATCGCTTTATAAACATAAGGCTCAACCATGAGGCGGAGTTGTTTTCCTATTTTTCAACATGTAAGAACAAAAAGAATCGACTTTATCGATGGGTAAATCGTGAAGGGAATCGATGCTTAAATACTGTTTAATGCTTGCGTGAATATCATCGTTACTCCATTTGGCCTCGTTGGCCGTGCCGTAAATCTTTTGGAGCTGTTTGTAATCAAGCCTTTTCTTTTCCTCTAAGGGCTCAAGGAAATCATTAATGGGAGGTGGTTCATTGGGGGGTGGAGGGTCTAAGGAAGTGGTAGTGGGGTATGTGACGGAAGTCGAGACTGAAGATATCTCCGTTTGCGGGGATGCTGGCGAAGCTGAAGGAGGTGTTAGGTTTTTTTTTGGATCTTCCTCTGGAGGAGGGGTGACGTCTTTTACATCTGGCATTTCTTCTTTAACATATAGACCGCTTAAATGTTGTGGAAAGGCTTTACGAAGGGCAAGGGCTTCGGCGACCTTTGCTAACATGAGGGCTGGTTTCTCATGCCACATTTTTGTAAGTTCGCCTGTTTGTTTTCGTTGTGCGTATTCATTGAAATGAGCTACGGCCCAGAGAGGCTCTTTAAAATCCGAACGAAGAATGCCAACTTTAGCGGCTTCAGGCGTGGCATCTCCTTTCCAAAAATCAGACCATTTACCATCCATTCCGCACCAAAGAGGGCCGAGTTGTCCTGCATATTTTCCGCTGCGTTCTGCAACAAGCCGCTGGCCATCGATTGATATTTGAGGGGTCATTTTTGCAACTTTTTGTTTTAATTCTGGATCATAATCCCAGCGTTTTATGCAATAGATTTGACGAAGGAAGGGATCGAGTCCGGTTACTTCGCAAATGTGGAGGAATAACTTTAATTCATCGTCCGTGGCACCCTTGGCAATTTGGCGCTTGATCAAAGATATTTGTTCAAGTGGCAGGCCTGATTTGGCTATTTCATTCATTCTACTTACCTAGGCATGAGTAACAAAATATGTCAACGGATTTTGTCATAACAGATTTTCTTGTATTAAGTGCCCTTTCCCTTTTTCGATAAAAGGCCATTTTCTCTGATTTCGTTATAGGCATCGATACTTGTTTGACGGGCCATTTATCGCCCCGGCCTGGAATATTGACATCCAGGAATTTGCTTCATGGTGAAGGTAATGGTTCCTTTAGGGCCCTTTTGGTGGTTCCTACCGGCCCCACAATCGTCGCAAGCGACCACGGCCTCCTGTTTGTCCATCCGGAACACGTAATGCCATCCAACGCCGCCACAGGCCATGCAGTCAGGCACCGTAAAGTATTTCCAACCGCTGGTTTGCAAAAACCCCTTTTCTTTAGCCAATTGTTCCAATTGAGCAATGGATGGAAAGTGATCAAGTGTCTCCTGCGCCGTTTGCATCAGTATCTTTGCTTCTTGCGTCGAATATCGATTCGTTAAATGGGTTATCACTGCTTTCAGGAAATCCTGTCTCGGCTGTATTCGGAAGCTTTCCTTGAATTGATCCACTATCATCGTGATTTTCCTGTTCTTTGATTCGTTCCCGAACTCCTGCATATAGATCCTCTCTTTGAATGGCTCTTTTAAGCTGATTGGTTTTTACCGCTTCTCCAATGGCTATTTTCTGGATGAGTTTTTCATGAGAATGGGCCCAAGAGTCAAGTTCAACATATTTCGTCGTTAGAAGCCCGAATGGATGCCCCCTCTCAGTTACCCACCTATCGTTCCATTTTGGGTAAAGCCTACAAAGTTCGCACGCTTTTTCGAGCGAAACCGATTTAAGCCATGTTTTGGCCTGGGATGCTTCCTTGGCACCCCAGCCCGTGTAGGATCTTGAGAATTCCTTTTCATAGGATTCACAGAAAGCCTTTTTAACCAAAGTTACCGGAGAACCGCCAGGTTCTCTTAAAGTTGAATTTGGTCTTAGGATTCTAGGATTCTTAGATTCTGTACTTCTTTGCTTCTTTGCTTCTTCCGGCAAAGTGTGACAAATGTCGCGCTTTAATCGAACACGCGAATCCAATATTTTCGTCATGTTGCGAGCAAAAAGTTGGTAAGTTTGTTCCGACTTTTGCTCAACTTCTATTTCGAAAGTTTGACCAATCTTTAGTAAAAGTTTACGAGATCTTTGGGAATTCATGCCAAGTTTTAGTTTAAAAGTCGTCAAGTTTACGGTCCATTTCCCAAGATTTTCATATTGCTCACCATATTTCGCAATCATCTCAAGAAGGGTCCAATAAAAGCCAATTAATTCTCCCTCTCCGTCTGCCCAAAGTTGCATAATTGTATTTTTTTCGTGCGCGTCCGTGTAATGTTTAAACCAATTCAAAATAACCCCCAAAACTTCCCCGTCGCATTCAACTTGATTTTTTGTAACTGGTTCGTTACGTTGTGAATCAAGGAATACGCAATTTCTACCCTAGAGCCTCGATTCGGAGCTGTAAAGACCCCGGATCGGGGCTTTTCGGTATTTATTTTCCATGCTAATCGAAGCCAACATAGCCGGAGTCGCGGCTGGTCTATAGGAACTTTAATGCCCTTTTTTTGATGAGGAGTACCCGAGTTGGTAGCAGGGACCGGACTGTTAATCCGGTGGAGTGAAATATCTCCCGCCGCACGTTCGAGTCGTGCCTCCTCAGATTCCCTAGTTTTTAGTTATAGCGAGTTTAGGGTAAATTATCCCAAATGCCTTATACTTTGGAATTCGAGATCCCAGGCCTGCCAAAGCTTATTAATGCCCAATCCAGAGGCCACTGGGCCGTTGGATGGCGAGAGGCTAAGAAATGGAAGTTCGCCGTTCGCATGTTCGCACGACCTAATCGCCCCGAGATCCCCTTAAAAAGAGCACGGATAACTCTTACGAGATTTTCGTGCTCAAAGTCCGGTCCTGACGTAGATAACCTCGCGGGCTCTTGGAAACATGTGCAGGACGGCCTAAAAGACGCTGGGATCATCGAGGACGACTCACCCGCGCATATTGAGGCCATTTACGAATGGAGGCCTTGTGGGCGCGGCCAGGGCCGCATAAAGGTAAGGGTAGAGCAGATAGAATGAAATACGCCGGCCCAGAGGTTATTTGTTGCGTGACGGGTAGCCCAGGCGGCGACATTCACCATTTACTGACCCGTAAGTCACATCCTGAGTTTAAAGACAAAAGTTGGAATCAAATACCATTAAGCCATTCTCTTCACGTCATGATTCACGCAAAAGGCCTAAATTATATGGCCAGAAACTTTCCCTCCATTGAAACCTGGTTAATCGAAAATGGTTGGGAACGAGATGAATTTAAGAAAAAATGGTTCCATCCAGCCGCCGTGCAGCGTGATAATTAAGAATATTCTTGTAAACTGCGGGCAAATTTTGTAATCACTATATGGCATGAAGACTAAATCCTTAATTGATCAAGCACTAAAATCAAAGAAAATTCATCGTACTGGCCATAGGGTTACGGTGGACGTATGGGAAACTCTTATGGCTCTATCTGAAACAACGGGGCTTTCGGTTAATGAGATCATCAATACCGCCGTCTTGGACCTAATTGCTAAAGAATCCTATCGCTTAAAAGAAGCCGCATAGCAACACATTTTGTTGTCGTTTCTTGTTGACAAGCCACATCAATTACTCCTATGGCTTAAGGTATGAATGAGGCGACTAAAGAACAAACGGTAGTTTCCCAGCTAAGCGAGGTCATAGAGCTAATTGAATCTGGAGCCATTGCCGATGCTCTTTACCTTCTAAAAGACCTCAAAATGAGATTTGAAATGAAGGATAGAATAGGGAAATGGGGAGGGGGGGATTCCGCCGCGTGACTCCTTTAGCACGAGTTATTATCAGCACAGCACTTTTTGGGATTCAACTCGCGTGGTTATATTATGTATGCATCCATTAATATGAGAGATCTTAAAACATTTAAAGATTTAAAGTTTAGGCCGCATCCCGCCGGAGCAACTGGCGTACAAGCAAAAATGTTTTTCCCAAACGGTTATGGCATAAGTGTTGTAAGATTTGAAATGGCTGGTCTTGGCATTGTGGATAGATTCTGGTGTGAAACATTTAAAGCCTCTAAAGAAAGTTTTAATTCATATGCAAGTCTAACTAATAATGAAGACGAATGGGAAGTTGCCGTTTTAAAGGGGACTGAGGATGAGTGGAATCTTTGCTATTCAACGCCTCTAACTGATGATGTGATTGGGCACGTGAACGCTGATATGGTCACAAACATCATGGGCTCGATTCAAAATCTTGAGACTGTAAAATGACTCCTGACGATATGTTGATGAAAATTTCGGACATCATCAACGTCACCTACAGGTAGGCTAATAGTTCCCGCCACTCGTGATCGGTATCCGGCCGGGTTGGGGTGAGCGACATCATGGTGTGGCGGTTCTGCCCACAGGAACAAGGGTGGGCCGCCAGGCCAGCATAGCCGGTCTCTAAAAAAGCCCGGTCAGCTACCATTTCTTTACCGCAGGCGTCGCAGCACTTTCTCAACAAGGTTAAGCCAGGGTATTTCTTAAGCCATTCGCGAATACACGTATCGACGAAAATCAATATCTGCCCTCCCAATGAAAGTTTAAAGGTGGCGTATGGGTGCCGTTTTGTAATTATAAAACATAATAATTTAACTTTTGCGTCTATAAAAAGCTAAATTTTTGGCTTTTTGTGGCCGAAAGGTCCATATGGCTAGAAAAAGGCGTTTAAGCTTTGTGGAGATCGCCGGTATCAGCCACGCGGGTCCGAGTCACTACAGCTATTGCCCGTTATATAGAAATGCAGATTAAGCCCCTAAGTAAGCAATCCTAGCCGCAAGATAATCAGCCCACGCGGACTCTCTGAGTCTTAAATAATAGGGATGAGTATTATCCATTTTAGCCCAGCGAAGGTAGCATTCAATCCAGATTTGTTTTCGTTCCTCAAGACTTAAACTCATGCAGTAGCCTCGGCTTCCTCATTAACAAAAAGTCTTTCTTGTTTTTCGGTGATTCGCACAATGGCATCATCAAAATCACAGAAACTTAGGCATGCTCTTTTAACCCAAGAAAGAATTTCTTCGTCCTCAAGGCCCGTTTCGGTTAAAATCAAAAGCTCTAATCGAACAGCTTTTTTTAGTGCCATAGATTTAGTTTACAGGGTTTTTGTCTTTTAATGGGCTTGCGCACTGCGCGTCGTCGCTTTTTTCTATCGGGAGAATTGTCTGAACATTCTAGCATAAGACCAACGCCACTTTTACGTTTCATGGATTTCCTCATCTTGGAAATCAATCTTTAAACATTTCCATGCATTTAGAGGAATTTGAAGTGTTCCGCCTTCATCAAGATCTTCCCAAACTTCAGACCATGAAGCGGAAAATTGTCTATGCCAGTGGATGAAATTACCCCCATGCAGATATTTCAGGCGACGTGGTTTCCCCGTTTTATCTATGTAATGACGAATTATCATATTGGGAATGTTTCCAAACGTAAGAAGAAGTAAATTTATCAAAAACCTGAATGGATTCTCCAAAAATAACAGTGAACCCATTTAAAGGCTTTGGGCAGTCATTAATTTCAAAGGTGGTATATTCGAAATTACTAAGATCGGCCAAGCACGGCATATCCACTGCTTGCCATCGGCCGTCACTTGTAACTGCCATGGCTGAATGATGTCCATGTCCAAGGGCGATATGTTTTTGCCATTGTTGAGCAATCTTTTGAGCTATGCCTCCACGAAGCCTTGAATATTGTCTTGGATGTCCCACCACAACGTTTTGATTTACGTTTATAAAAGAACGTGCAGAAACTTTAACATTTTTGTGCTCACCAAACATTTTCCAAAGACGTTGAACGGCGACTTCCCCTCTAAAAACCTTAACAAGCCTATCAACATCATGGTTCCCCCCGAGGAAATAAACTTCCTTAAACATCTCAGAAACCACGTTTAATAATGACTCAGCAGCTTTAAAGTCGTCCTCTAATTCGGAACGTCTTCGATAATAACCACCTATGTGCTTTGATATTTGATTTGCATCAATGAAATCGCCTGAGATTATAACCTTTTCGCAGTCAACATTTTTCCCAAATGATATTGCTTTTTCGAGCCATTCTTTGCTGTGAAGAGGACAATGAACATCGGATAAAATCAGAATCGGTTTAGAGCTATGAATATGTGTGATTGGCTCAATGGGCAGAGGTTTCCAAGCGGTAGTTCCTTCAAGTTTGGCTTTTAGCTCAGCATAACGTGGGGTATATCCGCTTTCATGCACTTCACATTTTTTGCTGCAAAATGGAGGAACTCGCCCGTGTCTGAGTTGTTCGCCACAAACCGGACAATGCGGTCTGATGATTTTTACACCCACTTCATTCAGTATGCGGGTAAATTAATTGGACGGAATATCTAAATTTTGACGATTAAAGCTTCATTCCCCTTTCGCTTTACGAATTGTGGCTTTCGCGGCGTTTGATTACCTTTACGGGTTCCATTTTTTCACCCTACACCCTACATGGCATCAACAAACAGCTTGCCCGATGGGAGCCTTTTACTTTTATTTTTATTGCCTGCATCGGATCGGACTTTGAAAATGATATTTGAACAATATCGCCATCTTTGCAGCTAAGCGCCTTGCTCAATTCGTAAAGATATTTCGCGTTAAAAGAAATCGATATATCATCTTTATATTTCGGAGCTACGGCCTCCAAATCCGGGAAATCTATCCTTGAAAATTTCACTTGATAATTATTGAAAGAGAGAAAATCCTTGCCTTTTTCTATCTCCACGGTTTTAAAGGTTTTCAGTATGGCGATGTCCTCTTTGAAAAACGATAAATGCCTGTCTCCGATAAGCTCGGGTAGGGAGTCGTTTTCAATCCGCTCCGTTATCATACGAAAACCGTCGGTGACTCTTAAAACCAATTCGCGACGCTCTTTACCTGCTGATAGATCCACGGCCTGCAAATGGCGTCGGATCTCATCCTTCGATGCGATTGGGTGTAGGGCTATAATTCTTTTTATTAGTTCCATATTTTTATTCCTTTCACTGTAAAAGTTTGCCTGATGAGTTAGCCGTACCATTCTCGATTCCCATTGAGATATTAAGCTTAAGTCCATGCTCACATCCGGCTAGCAGGCTTAGCCCAATAAAAATACTGTAAAGATTTGTGGTCTTGTTGTTCATGCTCCTATTATAACACATTGCGTTAGAAAGTGGGTAATAAACGATGGCTGTAAGCTAGCGAAACTTGGGGTCATTTCATCGCACCGCGACGGGTATTTCTTGCCGGTATATTTTACAATGGGATAGGGGAACGTATAAATGGTGCAGGGGGAGGGCTTTTGCTAGAAAAGCTTGGGTTATCGTTTACAGCCATTTTTAACAGTGCAAGAACCACGGTCGATGGTGGATGGAGAATAACCTTTGATCTCTCAAACACCGATTCAGACAAAATTTCCGAAATCGCTGCCCTTCAACATCAACTTTTACAAATAGCTATTATCCCAATTGGTGATTCTGAGTGATTCATCACGGCTGTTGTCTTGATATTCTAAAAACTCTCCAAGAAAATTCTGTGGATGCAATTGTAACCGACCCTCCATATGGCTTAAGCTTTATGGGCAAGAAATGGGATTACGATGTGCCTAAGGTCGAGGTATGGCGTGAGATCATGAGGGTTTTGAAGCCCGGGGGGCACGCACTCATCGCTTGCGGCACACGCACGCAGCACAGGATGGCCGTTAACATTGAGGACGCGGGCTTTGAGATCCGGGATGTAATCAGCTATTTATACGGGAGTGGATTCCCAAAATCTCTCAACGTCCAAAAGTCTGCGCGATCGGCGGGGATTGGTTGTGACTGCGAACCGAAAGCCAAACTCGAAATGCCCTCAATGTCTAATGCCAATGTACAAAAGACCGTTTCAATTGAAGAGACAGAAGACGGCTCTTTGCAGTCGGGCTTGCAGGAACAAAACATACAAACATCTAGGACCGAGGGGGCCAAACCCGAATCTTCAAATGGAAAAGAATCCTGCATGGAAGGGCGGAGTGACCTTCAAGAGAACCAAGGGGAATTACATCGGACCGAAGTATGTGCGATGTCCGAAGCAATTCTTGGCGATGGCACGCAAGGACGGTTACATAATGGAACATCGTTTAGTGATGGCGCAGAGCTTGGGTCGGATGCTGAGCCGAATAGAAGTAGTTCACCACAAGGACCACAACACTCGGAACAACTTAATAACCAATCTGGAATTATTTGCGAACAACGGCGAACACAAACGTGCGGAAGCTGTGGCAAAGCAATCTTTGACCCAGGTCTAGGCACAGCACTTAAGCCCGCATGTGAGTTCTGGACGCTAGCCCGTAAACCGATCTCAGAGAAGACCGTTGCCGCGAATGTATTGAAGTGGGGGACGGGGGGACTCAATATTGATGCGAGTAGGGTTAGTGGCGAATATAAATGGAGAGCAAGCGACTCAAGGGATTTTGGAGAATCCTCATTTAAGTCCGGTTCATTTGGCGATGGGCCCAATGCTCAAGGCCGCTTCCCCGCGAACCTAATCCTAGATGAAGAAGCAGCGGCTATGCTTGATGAGCAGACGAAGAATTTACATGGGGCAGGGTTTAAAATTCATGATAATTTTGTGGGAAATAAGGGGAGCAAAAATATAAATCTTGGGGGTGGAATTACAAGCAATAGATTCGGCGACACCGGCGGTGCATCCCGCTTTTTCTACGTAGCTAAAGCGTCAAAAAGCGAGAGAAACGCTGGGCTTGAAATAGCTTCAAAGCAAAACGCTCAAATTGATGGCGCTATTTTAAATGAAGATGACTCTGGAAATCCAAACACAAGGGGCCGAAAAGCTAATCCCATAGATTGCGTTACCCAAAATAAAAAACTGCATAAAGAAGGTAATTTTCACCCCACTGTTAAACCCATAAAGCTCATGGCCTATCTCTGCCGCCTAATCACGCCTCCAAACGGCATAATCCTCGATCCATTCATGGGATCTGGCTCAACAGGAGTTGCGGCTAAGAACCTAGGCTTTGAATTCATCGGCATTGAGCGTGAAGCTGAATATGTCGAAATCGCTAAGCGTAGAATCATGAAAATAACACAAGATTACAGCGAAAGACTGTTATGACATTTAAAGTTGGAGATCCAAGGCCTCCAAATGCTGGAAAGAAAAAAGGAAGTAAAAGTAAAAAGTCACTTCTTGTAAAAGAGATTCTTGATAGCCACGGCATAA